AGGTGTGCGGGGCGATTCCTCTGCGGGCGATTCGGCCGGATCATGGGCGGACATTCCTGGAAGCCCTCCAAGCGCGTGGCATCGCTCACGGGACCATTCTTAATCACCTGAAGGTCCTAAAGGCCATGCTGTCGGTAGCGGTAGATACGCAGCTAATCAAAGACAACCCGCTAGCTACGGTAAAGGTTCCGGCCGAGCAGGGTAACTCTGTCAGGAAGTCCCGGGTCCCGTTCTCACATGAGGACGTGGCTACGATCCTGGAAAAGCTACCGACCGACGAGGGACCTGCCCGCCGTTGGATTCCCGTTATCGGGCTTTACACGGGGATGCGGATTGAGGAGATAAGCCAGCTCGCCCCAGCTGATATCCGGGAGGAGAGCTATAGAGACGCGGGCGGAGTAGCCCGGAAGACGTACGTGTTCTACGTAACGGAGGAGGGAGAGGGACAGGGCATCAAAAACCGGTCTTCGCATCGGCGCGTACCGGTGCATCCGGAGCTTGTGCGTATGGGGCTCATTTCCTTCGTGAAGGGTGCGAAGGGGTCCCGGGTCTTCTCGGAACTCAAGGCGGATAAGTACGGCCGGGAGGCCGCAACGTTCGGCAAATGGTTTACCGCAACGTTCCTACGTAAGACGTGCGGCATCAACAGCCCGCGTAAGACCTTCCATAGCTTCCGCCACTTGTTCAAAGACGTTATGCGTGATGCTGGCGTACACGAGCAGGTTAGCGACGCACTCACGGGACACACTACCGGTTCGGAGTCGCGCAAGTACGGCGATGACTTTTACCCACTCCGCCCGCTCGTAGAGGCCGTGGCTAAGTTCGAAATGTATGGAGAGTGACTACCGGGTACGGCTGTTCCAGTCGCCGCCGTAGTACTCGGCATCCATCCCGTTACGGGCTGCGTCGTTTGCGGCCCGATTGCAGCTCCTGGCGCTATCGCATGTCTGCAAGTCGTCCAGGGCGTTGCCCTCTAGCTCTTGGGACAGCCGGCGGACTTTACCGGCCGTCGCTACTTGGTCCCGCACGGCGCTAGGAGGAGGCACGCCGAAGCGTGCCGCATAGGCGTTTAGCTTGCACTGGTTCCGGGCTGCAATGTCTGTAGGAAACTGGGACCAACAGCCGGCCCCGGTTTCCGTCGTCGTGCACGCAGACAAGAGTAGCAACGCTACGGTAACGGGAATCGCTCGCATGGTGTTCTCGGGTGTGGTGCCCGATTGTACTGCCTAGCTCCCTACCGCGACACGCGCCTTGCATTCCTGGAACACCTCCGCGCCTACGGCGTCCGCATCCACCTTCTGAGCGGCCGGTACGGCGTACGCCTTGGTGAGGTGCGGGTCGATCAAATCGGCTACCCATTGGGGCGTGTGGTCACGCTGCATCACGCTCGGGATGAATTCCCCGCGTCGTGCCTCGTCTCGGGTGTACCCGTGGTTCCGGGCATCCACCGCCCTGGTTGCAGCCTGGGCCGCCTGGAAGCACACCGGCCACTGGTTCCCGCTGGCGCGGGCGTGAGCGTTGAGTGCACATGCGGCCAATACCAGAGCCGCCATCGTTCTTTTCATGGTCTTCCTCTTTGTGTAATAGCCGCCCTCGCGGCCGGATTATTATGCCCTAAGTGTACGTGCCCTTACACACGTATACAACCGGACATACGGTTAGCTGTCTAGGCCCTCGATAAGTGCGGCCATGCTGCCCATGGACTCCGCAAGGCGGCGTGCCTCGTCGGGCGTCATCTCGAAACGCATCGTGCGTTTCCCGTCCGGCGTCCTGAAGTAAAGACGCACCTTGCGATTAACTCGGTCGGCACTCGCGCCGTACTGCACGTCCTCCCCGGCCTCGCGCCATTGCCCCGTCTTGTAGAACGCACCCGTCGTTTTCATGGTCGTCCCGGAAGTGGTCCCGCCGAAGCGGGAGCGGTTCGTCAGTGCGTGATGCGGGCAACGCGGTATTTCAGTGGTCGCATGCGGCCGTCGTTGTCGAGGAAGTGCACAACGTCGCCGCGCTTCAGGCTTGCGTGGTCGACTACCTGTCGACCTTTCCACAGCCATGCCTGAAGCGGTTTGCACTCGATCACGACGCCGTTCTCATCGAGCGTCCACGCAAGAAAGTCTTGCCCGCGATCTTCGAATTCGATAGTGATTGACATGGTCTTTCTCCTGTAGCGGGAGCGGTTGTTAGGCGGGGACGCCGCCCTGCGTGACAGTGCGCCACTCGCAGTCAAGAACGAGGCCGCCCTCATCGAACGTCGCCGCATACGCGAGCGCCTCATCGCGAGTGGCGAACGTGCCGGTGTACCGGTCTTGCGGATTGGGCACGTCCTTCCAAGTACGCCGCGTTCCGGCTGCATTGACGGTCTTGTGCTGCAAAACGATTCGTGCGCTCATCGTCGTTCCCTCCGTATTGCGTTAGTTAGGCGGATTCGTACTTCGAGATCAACGCGAGGGCCTGACGCACAACGGCGTCGCGCCCTGCGAGCTTCGCAACGAGCAGAACCGTGCGGGCTTGCTCTGCGTTAGTCACCGTGTATCCCATCAGCGTATATGCCTTTTCCACTTCGCTCTCCTAAGTGACTGCGCGTCTCGCGCTTCCTTAGGCACAACTTTATGCGGGTACATCTCGCATGTCAATCTTTTTCCATAAATATTTTCGGAGGTGCCTGCATGGCAATCAACAAACGTACGGTAGCGGCCATCGCCGGCCCGTTCGCTGTCGCGGTCGCGCTGTTCGCCAGTAAGTTCGAAGGTGAGGCCCACAAGGTCTACGTGGACCCGGTAGGCCATTACGCGGTCTGTGTCGGTCACGACACCTACGCCCCGGACGGTTCGCGCCTGAAGCTCGGCCAAACCTACACGGACGAGGAATGTAGTGTGATGCTCGGGAAGGATGTAAAGACGGCTGGAGAGGCCCTTAACAAGCTCGCTAAGGTTCCGCTGTCTGATGGGGAAAGGCTCGCCTACACCGATTTTATTTTTAATCTTGGTGCGGGGGCTTTCGCAGATAGTACGCTGCGGCGCAAGCTGAACGCCGGGGATCATGCCGGCGCGTGCGCGGAGCTACTGAGGTGGAATAAGGGGAAGGTGAACGGCCGCTATGAAGTCCTCCCCGGCCTCGACAAGAGGCGCAAGGAGGAGTACGCGGAGTGCGTTAAGCGGTAATGCGGTCAGAAATCAATGCGTACATCGGCGGGGACTTTATAGGTCTTCCCGCACTCGTCGCACTCGTGCTCCTTATCACGCGGATCAATCAGCCATCCGTCTTGCGCCGATCCGCAGTGCGGGCAATCGAGACTTGATGCGTACACCCGCAGAATATCTACCTCCTTGACCTTCTTTGTCATCGTCATCCTTGTATTAAAACCATGCGTACAGGCTGTCACGTACAGCCGACAAATCCAGGGAGCCACGCTGCGGGAGTGCGGGGAGTTTGTCTGCGGCCCTTGTGCCGTAGATCGGCCCCGCTACCTGCTGCGTCCAAGCCTCCAGGCGATCCACACTCATCAACTCTACGAACGTCTCCCGCGTCGCTGCGAACACGTCGCCGCACTGCGCAAACGGCGCGCCGAAAGAGTCATGGATCATCCAGAAGTTACGCACGCCTCGGGCGTACAGCTCGTTGACAGTCATCGCCATGTGCGACGCGTCTACTCCGTGGACGAAGTTAGGGGATACGCCGGCCGACTGCTTGCTTTTGGACAGCGTTTCCCCGGTAACGCGAAACCATCGCTTGCGCGTGACCCCATCCGGTCCAATCGTCTCCAGGCGGTGCTGCTTCTCGGCCATACGTTCTTGGGTCACGGTTAGGCCGGCCGGCGTCGTCCAGGTGAGTGGGTGTCCCGCTTCCGTGAGAACGGCGGACACGTCGCGTAAGTACGTCATCGCCGCGAGCATGCCGGGGGCCACGTCTCCGAAACACTCGTTAATCTGCCGAGCTAGCCACAGACACTCACGCTCGGGCGCTCCGGTCTTCTTCTGGACCTGCTCGGCAAACGTGAATTGTCCCGCGCTGTACACCTTCGTCATGCTCGGGGCCTTGAGTAGGTCCCGGGAAATCTCATACGCGCTCCAGAACTTCAGGTGCTCCAGGTCACTCTCGCTCGGGCTATCCGCGATACGTAGCAATCGCGCTTGGAGGGCTTCGGCCATAGTGCGGTAGTAGTCCTCCCCGCGCAGCGTCGGCGTAAGATTCACCATCGCCCCGGCGCTCGCGTCCAAGGTCATACCGGACAGCATTTGCACGCCCGAGCACGAGCCGTCCAGCGCACCCGCTAGGCGGGATTCGAAAAGCTCCCCTTGCTCGACGTACCCGGCCCACTCGATACATGCTGCAAGGTACTGGTACGGCTTATCGGCGTTCAGCCAGGAGCGGTTAGCCAGCGGGTCGGCGGCCACGGAGAGAATTTCCTCCGTGTGCGCAATCGTCCACTGCTCGCGTTCGTCGGGCGTGCGGTTGATCTTGCGTCCCGCCGCGTCCGTAATGCGGTCCTCACCAGCCACGTTGCAAAGGTGGATAGCGAGCCAGCGTGCTCCGTCCCGGCCCAGCTCCGTCCCCGTGGCGAACTCCAACAGGCCCTTACAAAGGTCCGAACCTTGCGGGCTAATCAGTGACGTGGCTGGATACATTCGGCCGCGCCAATCAAGATTCCAAGGGAACCAAAACGCCTCAGCGTCTCTCAGTTCCTCAAACGCAGCGAGCGTAATCGCGGAGCTAATAAACTGCCCGCGCATCTCCGGCGTAACGTCGTGCCGCTCCTCCAGCTCACGGCCCATAACGACGGACGTTTTCCGCTCAATCTCGCGGGCCGCTGCGAGCACTCGCGCATTGATCCGCCAGGGCGTACCCTGCAACGCGTTGAGAGCCGCTACAATCGGCTCCGATCCGATACCCTTACGCACCCCTCTGACAGCCTGTACAGGGGCGTACAGATACCCGCCGTCGCGTGCAGCAGGCGTCCAGGCAACGGGCGGTACGAGCATGGGCTTTCGCTCCATGAATTCTACGAACGCGTGGCCCTCGTTAGTGTCGTCCAGAAACTTTTGGGTAACGTGGATGCTGTTCGTTTCCCTCGTCACGCGACCGAACGCGACGGCCCCGGTACGCTCCTCGATCCAGCCTGTAATGTGGGCGAACCAGTCCACCAGCACCAGCCCGGCGCGCTCATAGCCAAGCGTCCCGTAGCACTCTGCACCGCCGCACATATCCTTGAGCCGGCGGCCGATGTTTCCGGCTACCGACTGCACGCTTGCGCCCTCGACGCCGGACATTGCCCCAATGAATCCACACAGGACGCCCCAGGCTGCTAACACCTGTTGATCGACGCTGAGCGAATTTACGGGGTTCTTATCCTTGCCAGGATGCTGGATCGGGCCTCGCCTCTCGACGTGCCGGTTCTTAAATTGCCGGGTATCGTTCAATGCGACACGCATAGCATGCAGCGCTCGCTCGATAGCGTCCCGGCACAAATCCGACTCTTTTACCTTGCGCTCGCTCGCTACCTCTCGGGCAAGTTGCGCGAGTACGAGCGAGCTATACCCGCCAGCTACCAAACGGTCTACGTGTCCCGTAGCATGGGCGCGCTCAGTGGGGAGACCGGTAAGGCTTGCTGCGCGGCGTGCTGCTCGTTGGTCCTGGTACTGGCGGATTTGCATAGGCTAGTCGTTAGGTGAATTCGTAGTAGTCGGCGGTCAGTTCTTTCTCCAGGCGCTCCGATTCCTCGGGGCTAAGCTGCTCGTACGCGTCTCGCATATGGTCCCCGGCGCGCTCCGTATTCCCCGTCTCAAGGGCGATAGCGATCAGGTCGTAAAACGCGTTGTACATCGCACTCCTGATTACGTCTTTCATTGCTTGAACCAACGTCGATACTCCTTGTCGCATTCTTGGTAGATCGCTTCGGCACGCTCCTTAGCGGCCCTGCGTTCGTCTGGTTTCAGCTTCGGATTGCGGGAGTCCTGGATGGCTGCGTACAAGTCGCTGCCTGGACTTACTCGCGTATCCTTGTAGTAGGTTGGCTCAGACAGGATCAAGCACCGATGCCTCTCGGTTATGACGAAGCTGGGCGAGGAATAGCGCGTTAGTGGCAACGTGCCACTCGTGCGGATATTTCGACTCGCTGTCGTTCTTCTCGCCCCGTGCGATTGCGTTTTGATGGCGGCGGATAGCAGCGGTGTAACGCGTCTCTGCCTCCTCTACTCCCTGCCATGAATGGGGCTTGTAGCCCTTGGCCTCGACGGCCCAAGTAAGCACCTTGACCACGCCAAGTAGCGCGTCGGCGCAACCGAATTCCAGCAGATCGAATCGCGGCTTGCCGCCGTCGAACTTCATACCCCCGGCCAGCGTTACGGGCTTGATAAGTCCCGTGAGGTTGTCCAATGTAACCGACACCGAGTTAGTAACTTTCTTACGCATATAGCTGCACTCCTAAGTAAATTGCCCCGCTCACGCGGGGCTTTAAATGTTTTCGTTACGAGATGAGCAAGTTATCGCGCTGCTCTTTGGTGCTCGTCATGAGCCGGCCCCGGGACCAATGCCCGCAAGCCTTGCAGTGATAGCGCGGATACTGGCCTACTTGCGTGTGCCGCAGCCCCTTACGATTCACGTCGTGCGAACCGCACGCGGGACACTTATGCGCGCCTGCTGTCTCGTCGCCGTCATAGTTGCCAACGTTCGGGTGTCCCTGCATCCACGGACGCATCACGAGGTACAGCTCCTCCAGGCTCAAAACGTCGTCCTGGTTATACGCCTTCATCTCAGCAGCCGCAGCCGGATTGCCACTTAGGAACTCGGCCCACAATTCAAAGCCCGGGAATTGCGCATGCTTCTGCTTTTTGTGCGTCTTGCATAGTTTGTCGGTAAGCCACTCCAGCTTATTCGACGTGAACCCGAAATGTCGGCGCGCTTCAAGCATCGTATCGACCACACGAAACGGCGACGGTGGGCGGTGGCCGAGCAAGATCATGCGAGCCTGGATTTTCTTAACGTCGAACCGCACGCCGTTCTGCGCGACGATAATATCGGCCGCGTTAAGCAGCTTCCAGAGAATGCGGACAATGCGCCGGTCGTTACGCTTGTTCTTCTGCGCGAAGGTGTCTTCGTAGATTACTCGCGGGTCACCAAACCACTTAGCGCAAAATGACAGAATCGACCATTCCGTATGAATCTGATTAAGGCCGACGTTCTGCTTAAACGTGCCCCACGTATGCGAAAGTAACGGCGCGGTTTCGATATCGAGAAAGAGAATCTTGGGTTTGTTCACTCAGTTTCCTTGTAGTGCATGCGGATTTGTTCGGTAAGTTGCTCCCTCGTCTGCGTCTCTACGGCCTGCTTCTGGCTCGTGTGGACACTCTCGGAAACCGTCGTTGCCTTCCGGAACTCGTCATTCCCGACGCGCCCGACCAGCTCATAGACGTAAAGCCCGTATTGCTCAGTCCAACCCCTCCGGACTAGGTGAATCGTCGTCAACCTTTCTCCATCTCGATAAGTTTCTCTAGTGTCATGCGCCCTATGGTCTCCATCGCCTCACGCTCGATACGTCGCCGGTACACCTCAACGTACGGGCCGTCCGGCATTACCTGTTTCACTTTGAGGACCTCGCGGGCGCGTTTCGTCCCGACCTCTACATGGAGCGTGTACTCCAGCAGGCCGCGCGCCGCGTTGGTAGACCAGCTACGCTTTAGAATCCGCAGCTTCATCCTTGCTCGCTTTTTTCTCTGCACGTCTCGCCCGAGCAGCCGCATTACGCTTCACCCGGGTAGCCTCTTTGCGCTCGTCCGGGGTCTTGTACGTGTGGTGTAGGAGATACGTGGGGTTTTTATCGAAGAACTCGATATACGCAGCGCATCGGCGCAATACCTCGGGAATGGGTAGGCCCGTCCCCATTGCCTTAGCCGCGTTCTCGATCTTGCCTAGTCGGCTATTCGTCCAGCTACCGAGAATCGCCCTATGAAACCCGGTCATGTGACAGTGATCCGCTGCGGCCTTCTCCGGATCGATACGCCAACCAGTGATCGGGTCCCGGCCGTTCTGCTCGGCTAGCTTCTGCTTTCGGTACTCAGGAAGCTTGGAGGCCGGTAATTTTTCTAAGCTCATTCAGACTCCGGGTGACGCGGGCCTCTAGGCGCTCGATAGCGGCCTCCAGTGGCTTGTGTGAGGGGAAGGGTTCGGATATGTTCGCGATACTCGCCTGGGCGTCTGTACGCAGCCACAGAAGCCCCGCTTGTTCGACCAGGGCATCGGCCCACGCGTCGCCGTAGAAGTCCTGGTATGCGGCCTGTACGCGGTCGTACGCCTCATCCCGATCCAGTGCGGTTGCGAGGTACTTTGCGGCGGTCCTGTCGGCGCACGACCTGCCGAACAACTTAGGGATACCGGGAATGTTGTCGGCCGTATCGCCCTGCAATAGCTGCAAGTAGAACCACTTAAGCCCGTACACTTCCCCGTCTGCGCCAATGACCTCCCACGCCCCTGGCTCGACCTCCGTAAGGGTCCAGTCCATCCAGTTGACGTGAATACCCGGGAGCATCCGCATATCCTTGTCGCGGGTGCTGATGACGATCTTTTCCTGATGCGAGCAGAACGCCATACCGTCGTCAGCCTCTCGCGTCACCCACACCTTTGGCGTGAACTTCGGCCCCTCATACGACTCCAGCACCTCCCGCAGGTACGCCCAGTTTTTCGGTTTGCGGCTCGCGTTACGCTGCCCTTGGTAGGGCTTGACGGTTGCGATAAGGAAACGGTGCGCCTTCGTGCATCCCGACGAGGACAGGTGCAGGCGTACCGACTCACAACCGCTACGCAAGCGGGTCATCTCGATACGGTCGAATGCGTTTTGTCGCGCACGTCCTGGCTCGCAATCGTCGTTACCGGATGCGAAGTACGCGATATAGTCGCCGTCCAGGTGCAGCACGCGCCCGGGGACTTGAGGAGGGAATACGCCGGCCCCGAACTGCGGGGCCTCTTCAGCGGCTTGGGCGATCTTGGCTCGTAGTGCGTCGCTGAGCATTAGCCGACGTGCGCCAGCGGGTCGTCGCTAGCTGCACCCGTGTTGCTGCGCTCCGGCGTCTCAGCGTCCGGAAGCTCCGGCTCTACACCGCCAGCGGCGAGGATCGCGGCGAGGGGATGCTCCGGCCAATTGATCGCCTCCTTGATGTAATTCTGGAGGACGTTCTTCGAACGCGCCGGCTGCGTGACGTTACCCTTGTCGTCCTTCTTGGCTTCGTACTCGCCCTCTACGTAGATGCTGTTCCACATTTCCAGGTCCGCAACGTCCCAAATGAACGCGCGCGGCTCCGTGAGCGGCGGAGCAACGTCAACGTTGACGGTCGCCCCGGAGATGGGGTCCTGGAAGCTCGGGCCGCGCACCTTGTAGCCGTTCGCATCACGAAGGTTCGCGTACGTGCGCTTGCCGTCTGCGCTCTTGCTATGCGTAATCTCAACGAGGTACGCCTCGCCAAGCAACTGGGCCATGTGCGTGGCTTTGCCCGCATAGTTCATCATGCCAAACAACTTGAAGAAGTTAGCTTTAGAGCCCAGCGACTTCTTTTCGTTGACCGTGATGCGCTGCGGAACACGCGTACCGTCAGGAAGTTGTCGCGGTTGGTGATTCGGGCCGCTAAGCTCGAAAACGAGCTTTACCTCGTCGTACACGCGGGGCTGGCCCTGATATTCGCCGGGGTGCTTGCCAACCTCGTAGTAGCCGACGAACCGGGCTTGCGCCGTTCCCGCTGCCGGGGGCGTATAGTCGCCGCCCCCTGCTGCTGCCTCGGTCATGTTCGGGCCGGTCTTTGCTGCTTCTGCGATCTTTGCTGCGAGTGCTGCTGCGTAATTCGTCGTCATGTATTGCCGTAGTCCTAAGTATTAGTGAGTGAGAAAAGACGGTGTATAGCCGCTCATGTACTGCTGTCGCAGTTCGACGCGGAACTTATTCGCGCATTCTTCATAGTCTCCCGTGAAGTTGTTTTCTTGCATCATGTTGTCTCCGTGCACCGTAACGCTCGGGACGGGGACCGGGATCGTCCAGCCGAAATACCACTCGATGAAGTCCGACGCGGCCAACATGCAGGCATGGAGGAGCGCACTGGATTCGAACATCACGGACTTATGGGCGTCCTTGTACAGCGCGTCGTGCACCTGATTGACGAGGAGGGCTAGGCCGTTGAAATTCTTCCGGGCATAGAACGCGCGAATCGCGAGCCACATTGCAGCCTTGGCCCACCCCCCGCCCGTGCCCTGAACCTCATAGTTCGCCACTTCCGTGGGACTGAAACTCTGCGAGATACCGCGCTGCTTCACGAGCCAACCAGGAGAGGGCGACTCGCGATAGCTGTACACCTTGTTGTCCGGCGTGACGCTGTAACCCTTCCCAAGCTGGCACATGAGGCCCTTTACTTCCGGGTGCGGCTGGATATTGTTCGTCGGGCGGCGGGACTTCTCGATGCGCTTGGTCTTATCGCGGTTGTACTGCTCTAGCTCCGGGTATCGTTCGTTTTCCGATGCAATCAAAGCCTGCACGTCTTCGATTGCCATGCCCGTAGATTCGGCAATCTTTGCGGCACCAGCGCCGTATGCGCGCTGGAATGAAAACTCCTTAGCGCCCTGCCGCTTCTTCGGCCAACCCTCGGCCGGGTCGATACCTTTAGACTTGTCGCCCTTGCACTTAAGCAATGCCTCCTCGTACGTCACGCCCTCTTTCTGCGCAACACGTACGCAGTGCATGTCCAGGCCGGCGCGCAAGTCCTCGATAAGCTGCTTACAGCCCGTCAAGATCGCCTGTACGTAGACCTCAAGAGACGTGAAGTCCGATTGAACGATTTGCCCGTCCGCACCGAAGCGCGAGATAAAGACAAGCTTTACTTGGCTCCCGGATTTGAGCGCGCCGTGTTCGTCAAGCTCGCCCTTAGGCACGTTCTGCAAGTTCGGGTCAGACGAAGAGAAGCGCGCCGTAACCGTGGACGTATGATTGATCTTGTGATGAATGATCGAATCGATACCCACAAGCGTAAGCATGCCCTTTGCTTCGCCCGTCTTCTCATCAATCGAGACGTAGTACGTACCCAGGTCCTTGGTCAGCTTCGCAACACTGCTAAGCGTCTTCAGGAATGGGATATCTCGATTACCAAGCGCCTCGATAACTTCGCTCGCAACGCTGTACAGGCCCTCCGTGCTGCTCGCCCACTCGGGCTTGGGTGTCGTGTACCCGGGGAACTCGTAGAAGAAGTCGCGCATAGCCGTTTTCGGCCCACGCTCAACGTCATCCACTTTGATTTTCTTGGTCTTCAGCTCGCCGGCATTCTTCCCGCTGCCATACCGCAGTGGTTCCGGTTGGTGATCCATCCGCTCCCACTCGGACTTAAGCATAGTCCGGTGCTCTACCTTTCCGTCCGCGTTCGTCACCTTCTCATGCTTGAGATAGATAACTTCGGCATCCTTCTTGTAGTAGGCCGGCTCACCCTCTTCGTCCGTGGTCGTTACGCGCTTCTCATACTTGACCTTACCGCCAAAGATCAGCGGGGATGCGTGGTATCGGTTGCTCCAGTTGAAGTCGAAAGGCAGGTCGTCCGGGAGGTAGCTGCGCAGCTCGGTAGTAATCTCCTCAAGCTTGGCTTGCAGCTCACTCGCGAGCTTAAGGCCCAGCTCCTTATCGATGTACATACCGTTGCGCTCCATCTCAACAGTGGCGAGCAACGCACCCATGTTGAGTAGGATCGACTTGACCTGTCCCGTCTTGCGGGCCTTGGCAAGCTGGCCCAGGAAAATCTTTTCCGTGTTGCCAATGTCACCCTCTGTCCGCTTCTCCGCCGGGATATCCTCGCGGTGCATGTTGCCGCAGAGATAATCCATCAGCAAATCGCGGTCGATATCGATGGTGTCTACACCCGCCTCCCACAGGGCCTTGACCTCATCAATCTTGAGCGTGCCGCCGTACGCGGGGACCATCTCATCCATGCTGAGCATGTGCGACGTGGGCTCCATCCCCCGGAGCAGGTATTCCCCGATCTGGCAATCCCACACGTTCCCGCCACGCGCTACGTAATCCATCCACGCGTCTAGGTTCTGCGGCTCACGCAGCGCGTACAGCAAGTCAAACTTGATGTTTTGACCGACGAGGAGCGTTGTGCCTTCGAGCAGCTTGGTAAACCAGTTGAACGGCTTGGGCGCGCGCCCGAAGTACTCGCCTATCACCTCGCCGTCCTTCGCCTTGTGTCCCTGACAAACGACGAAGTTATCCGGCCAGAATGGAGACGCCTTGCGCTTCATGTACGACTTAGTAGTCGTCTCCAAGTCCCATACGCGGTACGTCAAGATTGTTCCCCGATCCGCTCCGACAGCGGCGGGATAAAGTCGAAGTCCGGGTACTTAGTGCGCAGTCTGCAAAGCCGCTCGTCAGTCATGCGCTCGGTATAGAACGCGGTACGGCTAACAATGCCCCCGTTGAACTTCGCAGACGCATACACGTGCTCGCCGTCCGTCCAGATTTGACTAAGCGAGTCCGGAAACATTGCAATATGCTGGGTTTGATTCGACACGTGCAGGACGTTGATGGTCTTTCCGGCGTTTTCGTACGCAGCAATCATCGTGTCTCGCGCGTCCCCTTCGTACTCCTCGTCCGACACTGCAATACATCGCGTTAGCGGCTCTCCGTAGTACTCGGACAAAATGCGTGAGGCTTGGTCGTCGCACGTCATAAAGTCCAGGTCCTTAACGGGCCGCTTGAAATACACGTCACGCACTGCGCCGCCAACAAGCACCAAGTCAGGGACATACGTGCGCAGCTCCTTAAGAGCGTTGCCGTACGTGTCAATCACGTGCGAAACGGCGGGACCTCGAAGTGTGAGAACTTGCATTTATAGCTGTACTCCTAACTAGTTAGCTGCTTGAATAGATCGATGAAGGCGTTACGCGTGATCAGCGGCTGGGTTGCGGGTACACGCCCCAGGGGAACGGCTCGATACCTTCAAACGCGGTCCACGCCTCCCGGTCCGTGTGCGGGGCTAGTGGCTTCGGCATCAGGTCGCGCCGCTCCGTAACGAGCATGCGCAGGTCTGCCGCCTTGATGCTCGGATGCAGCGGGAACGGAAGCCCGAAACGTTCGCAGATAGCGCGCTCCACCCGGTTCTCGATCGCCTTATACTCCGGGACAAGCTGCTTGAGCGGCGTGGACATGTCGCCCATGTATGCCTCTGTCGCGTCATGCAGGAGACCTTGCAGCGCGTATTCCTCCGGCACAACGTGCGCGACGAGTACGCTATGTTGGGCGACGCTGTAGAAGGTCGTCGTGTGGCCGGTAAAGCGCGGCATGCGGCTAAGTGCGATTGCGATATCATCGATATCGATCATGTCCCGTGTGGGACGAGTGAAATCGAAATACCGACCGGTAGCCGTGAGGATTTGCGGAGGGACCATTACCGTAGAAAGTCCCGGAAATACAGGTACACGCTCCCAAGCACGCACACCACACAGCCCACTCCGAATACGCCAACGGCGGCGTATCCTAGGATTGTCAAAGGGTCCATCAGTTCTCCATTGGGACTCTAAAAGTAAACTCAGCCGACGACTTGCCACTTACCGAGTTTCTTCCGTGTGAAATGACCTTTCCGGTCTCGCTTTCTAGGACTACGATCGAAACCTCAACGCGTTGCCCCGGTATAATTTCCGGTACTGTTACCCAAATTTCTCCGGTCACATATCCTCCGGATGGCGGAAACCGATGAAAACGGGATGGCGCGGTGCGTCTACCGTGCCATGGTCGAAGTGCTTGAACTTGACTACCGTACGCAGCAGCATTTCCCGGTTGTTCCAGAAGTCTCGCCGTTGTGCGGCCGTGAAGCCTGTACCAATGTTGAACGTGTAGCGGTTCTCTACGGTCGCGTTCGTGTGCGGCCGCTCCAGAGAAGCGCACACCAATGCGCCGAGAGTTCCTTTACCCATCAACCCAGCCTGTGCCGTGCTGCGCTCCGTTCGACCTGTCGCGTTGCGTGTCGCCTCATTCGCGTTGTGCATTTCCTCCTCGAAGCCAACGATTACCGCCTCGCCGTCTACGAACCGCTTCACTTTGACGAGGCCGCCCTCGCGTTCCGTGCTTCGCCCGCACTTATATGTACTGTCATGGGCGCGGATCATCATTCCTTCGTAGCCGTCTGCGAGGAATCTCGCCTCCAGCGTGTCCAGGTCTCCAGCACACACGCAGAGGTGCTGAGGTACGGCGCGCAGGCGCGCAATCTGCCGCACGGCGGCCTTCATGAGGCGGGCCTCTACAACGTCGCTGCGCTGCCAGTACTCCGGCGATCCAGGGGCGTCTAGCCACACCTCCGGGAACCAGTCGAACACCCAAAAGGTAAAGTCCGGCTCGGCGCTCTTGCTCATGACGCCGCTAGTCGTCTGCTGCATCACGTTCGGGTCGTTCGGATTGCCTACGACAAGCTCACCGTCCAAGCCCTCCAGAACGTCCGCGTACGCCTGGGCGAACCCTTGCACTACCGGATTCGGAATCGGCTTGAGCGAGCGGCTATACGCGACACCGCCAAAGAACACGCAGCGGATACCGTCGATCTTGGGAGAGGCCCACACGGGAAACTGGATAAGTTCCGGCTTCGTGAGCGTCGCTGCGAGATTGGGTTTAAAGCCGTGCGGGATCACTTCACCTCCACATCGGTAACGGAGCCGCCAAGCTCCATAGCCAGTTCTACGAGACCGCCCCTCACGTAGTCTTCACGTGAGAGAAGTTGCTCGTCTTCCGGGTCGGGATCGTCAAATCGAAACGTGGCGAACACCTTCACTTCAACCATTAGCGGCGGCCTCCGAAAGAGCGCGACGAGGAGAACGAGGACGAACGGGAGTAGCTGTAACTCCGCGACGGGGAATAGCTGTAGCTACGCGTCGGTGCGTACGTCGTGCGAGGTGCTACACGGGTCACGTTCGTTACGCTCTTGTTGATGACGGTCGTATTGCGCGAGACACCGCCCCCGCTGCTCATAAGGTGTCCCATGAGCATCCCGGTAAAGAACCCGTCGTGCGACTGTTGGACGACAACCGGCGCGGGCTGCGCAATGACGGGCGCGGCGGTCACGGGTGCTTGCACAATCTGCGGATCGCGGTCGTAACACGCGGCGACGCTAACAGCTGCTACAACAGCGGCGGTTGCTGCGATGATTGCTGACATACGCATACGTACTCCTAAGTTATTCAGGGCGGTTAAGTTGCTCGCGAATCCACGCGAGGCGGTGCTCGTTCTCGTGCTGCGTACCCTTCATGTGTGCATCCCAGTACACGGAGTAACCGCCGAACGGGTAGTCAGGGTCCAGCGCGCACGCCGCGAATGCCTCCGAAAGTTCGACGGAAACCCGGTCACCCTCGGCAGTACCGGACGGGTAGACGAAATCGACATTCGAACATAGGCCGAACGCGCGCCTAAACGGTGCTTGGTCCGGTGCTCCGGATTCCACCCACGCCAGATACGCGGCAAGGTAATCGCGCATTTCCTTACTCATGCTGCCTCCTTAGGCATCAAGACACGCGCACGCTCTCCGTCAAAAAGGACTTCAGCTTGCGGCGATTTAGGAGCGCCTTCGCGGCGCAACTTGTTCTTTGTACAGCCGATCCAACGGCTACTTTCGTACTGCGGCTCGTTGCTCGCCCCGAGCGTGATAATCACGTCGGCCGCACCCTGCTTACCGGTCTTGCTATCCTTGAGCATGGGAAGCGTGGGGAACGTCAGGCCGTCACCCTCTGCGCTAATCTGCGATGTCGCGATTACCGGCGTGTCGTACTTCACTCCGAGCAAGCGCGCCCACTGGTACTGAGCCTCAAGCAACTGGTCCGTACGCTGGCCGCCGTTCAGTGTTTCGCCGCCGAATTTGATGTTGTCTACCATGTCGAATATCACGAGACCCGGCGGGCATCGGCGCATAATGTCCTCTACCTCGTGGTTCCAGAAGTCGTGAATGTCCATGACGCGAATACGATCTACAGTACCCACGTGCTTGGCGTATTCCTCCTTAATCACGCCAGCATTCGACAGCTTTACCAAGTCGCTCACGGTCGCGTTGAGTGCCGCCTGATACACACGGCTAACGATCCGCCGCCCCGGCCCCTCGTTGTTAAACCACAGCACGTACCGCCCGTGGCTCTCTCCGTAGTACCGGTCAAACTGCTGCGCCATGTGCGTGACTTCGGACGCTACAAACGTCGTCTTACCCTTGTCGGGGCGCGCAGCAAGTACGATGAAATCGCCGGGACGCAGCGGGCGCATTACCGCATTGAGCGGATCAAGTCGCCAGTGCAATCCCCGGTCGTCCTTGTCGTCCTGGAGAATGTCGTTAATGTCTGCGTTGACCCACGGCACGCGCACCTTGCGATTGCTCTGCGCCTCGTATCGCTCGACCTCCGCCCGGGTCTCAAGGTAAATGTCTACCTCATCGCCCTCTTGGTATCGCGTGATAATGTCGGCCAGTCTGCTCGCGCTCTCGGCGGCTAACAGCCGCTCCATAATTCCGGCCTCAAGAGCGGGATCACAATCAACGTCCAGGACGTTGGCAAGCAGCACCTTATACAAGGCGCGTTGCTCGTCGGTAAGCGTGGGGTGTGCGAACGTGCCAAACCAGAGATTGAACGGCTCCAGCTCGATACGATTGACCTCGGGGAACTCGGCAAAGAACTTGCCGAAGTCGTCTAGGATGGTCTTGGACTTAACTTCGAGCGCGTTTCTTGGTACGGCACGCGCCAGCCGTTCGAACCGCTCGCGAGTCTTAAGCAAGCGGAGCAGCGTTGTTTCAAGACTCAATCGCAACGCTCCGATTCATCGCCGCCACGATCCGCTCAGCGTCCTCATTTTCGAAGCACTCGCAAATGCTTTCGTATTCCCCTTCCGCGTATTTGCACGGCTTGCTGGTATCGACTACGGTTGCGGAAAAGCAGCAATGCCCGGAAGTAGACCCGGATACGACTTTGTAACGATCTGTCATTTGCATTCCTTATTAAATGAACAGCGGTTAGAGGGTGTGGCAGTGTGCGACCTCCTACCCTCCACGGTAGGCGCTCTCTACGACACGTCAAATCCAGAGGCGGTTTCTTTCGCCGTCGTGTTCGCGACCACTAGGCTACTCAGTCCTGCTTACCTTGACGCGCCGTGCTACACGAGGCCCAGCGTCCCGGACCTCCATTCGCTGTCTGAGCTACACACCTCCTAACCGCTGTCGCAGCATTGTTACCGGAACTCACCCGGCGGGGCTATCCAGGTGGCGCGCATACGCGTAACCTGAAGCTCAAGTTTTCTGTTGTATTCCGTCTGCTTCGTAGCTACATCCCGGGCCTCGCGGAGCCGTACCTTAAGCGTCGCAATCTCTGCGCTCAACACGGCGCACTTGTCGTATGCGTCCTGGGCCTTGATCCAGTAGCCCTCCGAGCAGGGGTCCGCGTCCACCTCCTCATACGCGCAGCCGGTCTCGGGCGAGTGAAGGTCGTACCGCTTGAATACGACGCTCACTGAGCGATGCTCCAAAGCTGCTCTACGTCCATATGCGGCCCGAACACGGCACGGCCCTTGTACTGGAATTGCTCGCGCGTCTCGTGTTCCATGCTCGTGAGAACACACTTAAATGCCGTCGCCACAATCTCCGAATCGGAAGCACCCGGACGGATTCCCCAGCGTCGCGTACGTTGTTCTTCAGGCTCGCCACCGCTGACGTTGCACGGGGCCATAAAGCGGGCGTGAATACGCACACCGCTACCGTCTGCCGTCACGTACCAGTCATAGCCCGGGAAATCAACACTGCGCAGCACATCGGCAACCGTGATGGACAGCAGGGTAACGGGGACGGTATTCAAATGCAGTGCGGGTACTTCGTTAAATACGGTGCTCATTCAAGATTCCTATAATGTCTGGTCTGCTCAATAGCTTGGGGTCCCGCTCGCTCAGCACGCTCGTACATCGCACACCGTACGCCTTCAGCTTGCGGATAATCTTTGCGGCGGCTGTCTGTCCCGCCTTGTCGGGATCGAGCCACACGTACACGGGCTTACACGCCGTGATTACTTCGGAGGCCGTGAAGTCGTTTAGCTCGGTGCCAAGGATCGACCAACCCGCAACGCCTACGCGGGATACCTTGTATGCGCTGAGCATGTCCTCAGTGAGCACCACAGCGCTACCTTGTCCGTAACGCACAATGAGCCGCGCTTTGTCTACGCGCGGGTTCAGGTACTTACGCGGGTTGGTCTTGTCCAGTGTTCGGGCCTGCCAGTAGGTAGGCAACCCCGTTAATGCGTCGTACACGGGCATCACTACCCGTTGAAGGCGCCCATTCCAGTAGAAGCCGAGCGATTCAATCTCCGCGTTGGAAATACCTGCCTTGTAAAGCCACACACGCGCGTCTAGCGGCCACGTGCGCGGATCGGTATTCATGGGAATGGGTAGGCTAGGATCGTCCCGCACAACTCGCTCAGCGTCCCGCATTCGCTCCAGGCGCTCAAGCTTTTCAGCGAGCGATTCCGGCTCACGACGTACAAAGTCGGACTCTTTGCACCTATGGCAGTACGCGGACCAACCGTCACGCTTATGGTTGATCTGGAGGGCGTCCCCCGGGCCGCAGTCGTGCGGTCCCCCGGGACGCTGTGGTGGGGGATCTTGCGGGTGACGACCTCCGGTAACGCTTGGGCGTGCTTCAGCCAGTCTCGATTTTTCACGCCCGTTTCTCCTTGCTTAGACTTCCAGCGTTACGCCGTGCTTTGCGGCTTCCTCTTGCGCCGCGTCCTCAACAGCGACAGCCGCGTCGGCTGCTTTGTACACAAGCCGATTGACGGATGAGGCGGCGGCTTCGTGATAGCTACGGAGGCGGCGGAGACGCGTAACACGGTCATTGGCTCGCTTGACCATCGCCTTGAGATTGGCAATATGCAGCTCGACCAGGAAGGACCGGACGCCAACCGACACGTTGGCGGCGGCGGTGTGAAGTGCGGCCCAGGCTGCGAGGAAGCTGGCGGTAATCTTGTGCATACGTACTCCTATTTATTAAGGAAGGAAACCGCAGACGATCACTTGCGCGCCTGCTTTAACTGCGTCGACCGGGAACGATTCAAGATGCGTATTAACAGCGCGTCCATCCTCGTCATACATCAGGGCCGTAAGTTCGTCCTCTTTCTTCCGGTCGTTTCGGCAGTGATTGATATACAGCCCCGAAAGGTGCGTAACGTCGCGATCCACTACAACGAAGGAAATGGACTCCATGCCGCATTGGTCCCATACGATGACGGTCCTTTTCACTTGCAATCCAATCTCCCTGTCTTCACGCCGACAACTTCCGGCGGATCGCCGCTGCCTGCTCGCGCGCCTCTGCGGCCCACTTCTCGGACTCGTACGCGTCTGCGGAACGCTCCCCGGCCATCTCGTCGTAAATCTCCGCCGCGTGTAGTTCTTCGCCTGCTTCGCGTCGATAGTCCGCGATAGCCTCGTGATGCTCGTCGCCCACTTGTCTGTAGGCGTCACGAGCAAGGTTCGACAGGTCCCGGCCAGCACGCCCCGCAAGTTGCGCCTCACCCCAGTACGTCCGAGCAAGCGCTCGACAATGCCTCGCGTGAGCCTCCAAGCGATCCGCTCGGGCCTCCGTCGCTCGCAACTTGCGGACAAGAAAAAGCCGCCGGGTTACGGCGGCCAGTCGCTTAAGTGCTCGCATGGTTAGCTCAGGTTAGCCAGCGGGTCGTCGCTTGCGGCTTGCGGCTTTGCGTTGCCCTCGGCTGCGGCTACTGCGTCCAGCGCATCGTTTACGCCGGCCTCCGCTGCTTCCTTCTTGTCGATCACGATATCCGACGGGCGGATGCTCACAATCTCTTCCTCGGCGTCCGTGCCCTTCGTCACGCGGATAATGCGGCCCTTGTCCGTATCAATGATGCTGCGGACTTCGCCCGAGAACGTACCGCGCGAATCCTTGCGGCCGAACACGTACCGGATGGTGTCGCCCTTCGCGACGTTGGCGAGTGCTGCGGCTGCGGCTTGATCGGCTTCGAGCTTTTCGAGCTTCGCCGTGTCGGCCTGGATGCGGTCCTTGAGCTTTGTGATTTGTTCTGCAATGGTTGCCATGTTGTAATGTATTCCTAAGTAAATACGGTTAAGCTTCGAAGTGGTTCTTAAGGGTGAGGTACACGGCTCTTGCTGCGTTCTCGTCCAGGTAGATCAGTTCATCCGTGTCCGTCTCGTGATCCAGTGAATCGCCCGGGTTCCTAACTTGGGTGATCCAGAACGCGCCGTGACAGGCGTCACGCTCTACCCGCGTGTCGTACGCCCCGTCCCTAATTACCGGATCGCGTACAGGGAGCCTAAGCAGTTCCATGTATTTACTCACGCAGCCTCCAGCGAGCGCTTAGTGGTTTCGACAAGACGCACGGTTTCCGCGACGTTGTACGGGAGAATCTCGTAAGAGACACCGCGACGACCAGACTTAATAATCGCCTCGCGTGCCGCTTCGATCGACTGGTACGTTTCGGCCCAAACGGCCGCATGACGGCGCGGCGCGTGCGACACAATCTTGTATGCGATTGCGGCCGAGACAAGCTCCAGTGATTCAGACATATAACACCACACGTCACCATCAACGGATACCGCGAAGACTTGATCGCTGTTCGTGCTGGTTACGACGCCCTCTCGGCCGACATACTTGTCCATGTAGTAGTCAGCCCAGTAAAGCACACCACCGCCGTCGAACTTACGGACGATGCGTACCTTATCGCCAACTTTGAACGTGGCCCGCTTTTCTTCCGCAGGGGCCGACGCCTCGGCGTATGCGTCGAACTCCGACGCGGGACGGAATCGGTACGTGCAGCCTTTGTCATCTCGCCGGAAATGGAGGTACGGTCTTGCCGGCGTGCCCGTGACCTTAACAACCTCGTACGGCACGCCCGCCGTAAAACCCTTCGCTCGGCACATCTCGTTCGACGTAACACGGTCACCCACCTTAAATTGCTTGCTCATATCACTGCACTCCTAAGTATTGATGTTCGATTAGATGCGCGTTACTTCGGTCTTCGATTCGTACGTGTCGCCCTTCGTGACGTACAGCACCTCGAATCGCCCGTTTAGGTTGTTGTCTCGGAGCCACTTAAGCGCGGCCTCCAGGTCTGCGTGCTGAGTTTCGCCCGGTCGTCCGCTGTTCTCTTCACGGAGGAGGACGTAGGAAGTTGGTACGGTCGCGAGTTTGTACTGATCCACCGGCCAGCCACGCAACTCGTACCCGTCCGGCATCCGGACAACCGGATGCGCCCCCATGTACGACATAACCTCGCCTACTTGCCCTTTGCGTTTGCGGTCGTTCGGATACGAACGGACAGCCGAATGACTCCCGATAAACGTAACGCGGTCGCCTACCCCCGAAAGTGCTCACGTTCGCTCCTTACGCGTTTACCAGACGTGCGCGCTCGCCCAGCGAGAAGAACCCCCGAGCGTCCCGGCGATTCTGCTGGATCACGCGTTTCGCTTCTGCGTGATGCGGATGGTCGAACGTGAGGAACTGGCCGACCGTGTGCTTACGGTCAAGGTTGAACATGGAAGGCTCGACTTCCTGAGCTTGTGTCGCCTGCTGCGTGCCGTACGCGAGAGCGAGTGCTGCGGCCTTCATGGATGCGCGGCGGGAGGCGGACGTGCGGATACGTTGCGTCGATTGCATGTGATTTACTCCGAAAGGATGGGATTTGATGCGGGATGACTGCGAGGATTTGTACAGCTTGAAAGGTAGTCCTAAATATCTACCGTGAGGTGTTCTGCCACTTGACGCCTACGCGGCGTCGAACGGTCACGCGTACCGCCACGTTGGCGGTTGACGGGTTCGCGGGCTTACCCATGCGCGGCGACCAATGCACCGCGCGCTCTCGCTCAATGAACATGCGAAGCATTTTACGTTTGTACTCCTGATTGTCTTATGGGATAATCGCCGCCTCGGCCCTGATGAGGGGATCGACGGGCAACACTTTTGCAACTTCGATAAGGGCCTCCGCCATGTCACTGGCGCAGTACCGAACATGAGCCGTGATGACACCGCCGCGCTTGGTCTGCCGCAAGATGCGGAAACCGTAATCACGCAGAGCGAGAATCACGAGCTTGCATGCGGCGTCCGTGTGGTCCTTCAGCGTGATATGCAGTGCATGCGCGGCCGGAGCCTCGCGATTGCTCACAAACTGCTGATGGTTGGACGCGTGAGGAGTAGCCCACGCCGGAGAGTTATTCCCCGCTCCGAGCGCACCACGTGCCGGAGTATGGGCCGTAGTCTGTGTAAGTCTGCTGGTTTTAGTCTCCCCGTATGCCGGGCACTTATAGGCGTTGTGTTTTAACTTGCGGATTGGCTTGCGCGCACTGGCGGGTAGATTCTCGAAATCGAGCGTCGCAAGCGGTGTTCTTTGATCTATCATCCGTAGCCCCGAAAAGTAGCTCAATTGGGGGACTGTGGGTAAATCCCCCCATTGAACTACCCTCTTTAAAGGGTAGCTTCTACGGTCGCTTGCGTTTTATCTGGCGGATTGAATGCGTATCAGTACGTACTCCGTACGTCTGCAACTGCTTTCTCACACGCTGAGGGCCACTGTTTCAGACCCCGCGCAACCTGCTGCACTCTTCCCTTCCGCTATCCCGGCCTGAGCGTTCGGTGCAACGGCTGGCTTATGCTGCCGGCACTGCTCAGGGAGGTTCTGACGGGCAAGGGGCACCCGGACGGTTACGCCGTCACTCATGTTGCATACAGCTTGTTTACGACTGGGTTGCATCTTAATCCAAGGTACATGAAATTGTCAATCTTTGTGTGCTACGATCGAATTACATGTACCTTACTGCTATACTTCGGCGCAGCTCCTACGCGTCCCTATCTACTTGCTGCCCGCTAGGGCTAGGCTTTCGTCTGCTTCGCTGTGCTTGCTGCGATGGGTTGAACTTTACAGAGGTACATCGTTTGTGTCAACCCTTTTGTGATCCTGCATGCTCCCGCCTCACGTTACAGATGGAAACAACTTGTAACAAGCTGACGATTCTAGCCGAAGAGATGCGTATGTAACACTTATTTACAGGATGCAAAGATTTTGTATTTGTCTGTAGATATACATTGACGTTGTTTGTGCACCCGTATAACATACGCGCGTAGACATAATTAAATAAGGGTTAGAACATGCCTAACGTAATCACGAAGTACGGGAAGAACGGTAAGGTTAGCTACCAAGCAGTCGTGCGAGTTGATGTTAGGCGCCCTGTAAAGAAGACCTTTGACACCTTCGAAGAGGCCGAGGCTTGGAGAGTCGCCAAGGATGCGGAGCTACGGGCCAACCTGGAGCAGCCAGCGTACGAATTCACCCTAGATGAGGTCCTGGACGACTTCTCTACATACTCCCCGAAGGACGACGTAGAGCAGCTCAAGGCCGCTATCCCCGACCTCCTTACTGCCACCCTCCAGGTGATTGAACCCGCGCACCTGGAGAACCTGAGCGAGCCCGAGCTAAAGACGCTTGAGCAGGCTATCGAGCATGGCCGGAAGTTCTTCGGTATCGTTGTTCCTGAGAACCCGGTAACGATGCTGCGCGCCCGTCGTGCACGTCTGCCCTTTAGACCGACAACCCAGTATGAAGCCGAGCGCCTAATAGACGACGCTGGCGACCTCGCAAACGGTGCTCTTAAGGACGTGCTAATTCTCGCCCTTGATACTGCGATGGCACTAACTGAGATTCTCGAAGTCAAAGATAATCAATTTGACAGCCGGAACGGTGTCTTAAGACTCACTGAGACCCGCGTTATCAAACTTACCGACCGAGCCAAGGAAGTACTGTCCCGACGAGCACGAACAAATAAAGGCATGTTGTTCGCAGGGACCAATCGAAACACCGTGCAGACTGCGTTTATTCGGCTTCGCAAGTACATAGGGATTAATGGTCCTGACTTCAACGATATCCGCAAGATAGCGATTATGCGCCTCGCTACACTCATGTCTATCCAAGAGCTAAAGGCTACCCTCGGTTACGCTCGATACGACTCCCTGCAATGGCTGCTGGATTTACAAGCCAATAATCCCTGAGATAATCCTAGAGAAAGTTATCCACAGGCGCGCCTTAGCCTCCCCCCGTACTAGAGGGAGAGCACGTCCCCGGCACGCCTGCTACGGACAGGTGCGGATACTGGCCCCGGCTGAGTGAGAGGCTCGGCGTTTTGATTCCTTGAGGGACTACAGGGAGCAATGAATAAATACAATCGTAGATTGAACATTCCCGGTAGTACTTCTCGCCTTACTGGCAAAGCTGGCGTAGCTCAGCGAAAGCGTATTAGAGAACGCGATAATTACCATTGTCGTAAATGCAGTAGACCTGTTCTACGTGGTGAAGTAGATCACGTAGTGTCACTCGATAATGGTGGATCTAATGATGACGATAATTTATGGCTGCTCTGTGTAGACTGTCATAGAGACAAGACTACCGTAGACATGGGTTATAAGGTAAAGACTGAGGTAGATAGCTCAGGATTACCTATCAATAAGAATCATCATTGGAATATCTGATATGGACATTCGCCCTAGAGCTTGATCAATTGTAGTTATCTCATAGTTCCTCCAGCAATTATCAAATCTCCATGTGTAGCGTATCGGTCTCATAGACTAGCTAGTGATAGCTGCTACATATCCGGCCTTAGTATCAAATCCTCATTCTCTCAGTGTTATATGCAGTGATAGTTATCAGTAGTCTACTCAGTGATTAACTCAGTGGATATACAGTGACTATTACTGCATTGGTTATAGGTATAAGCACACCTTAACCGTATAAGAATATAAATCGATTCCTCGTGTCGGTCTCAGGATTGTCAAATGCGAATCATTCTCATCCTCAACGATAGGAGATGCCTATGGGGCGGGTAGGTAAAATTTATCGAGACTAAATCGGGTGACACCGACTGGTCCCAGTTGATTTAAGCGTTTGTCCAAATAAAAGCAGCAGAAAGGGCACGTTCGCTCTCATACCGGCCCATAAGCGGATAAGCGCTCAAATCCCGAGAGTTAATCCTAGAGGTATGCGGTTAAAGCAGTGGGCCTGCTTGACGCATCTAAAGTCTGTCCGTGGGATGCAACCAATACGGAGGACGGCCGTGGGTTCGAATCCCGGAACCGCGTGCCTCTAGGATTAATCCCGTTGTGCGCGCAACGCGCGTTACGCGTAGCCCATATATAGGAGAACATAACAACATGGCTCGTAAAAAGTCAGATAGCACGACCTTTGCGGGTGAGGCGGTACAGGCTGCAATCTCCGGCCCGCTCCAACCCCCGGAACATATCCGGCTGCGCGATGGGGACTTGCCCTTTTGGGAGGCGATCATTACGGCTAAGGCCGCGTCCTCCTGGAACAATGCCGACCTTGCTCTAGCGGCTAACCTCGCTCGGTGTCAGGCGGATATCGAGCGGCTTACGCAGGAGCTTGAGAAAGAGGGCGACGTATTGGTGAACGCTAAGGGTACGTCTGTCGTTAATCCCAAGCATGCACTCCTCGAAACACTCAGCCGCCGCGCCGTCGCTCTCAGTCGCACGGTCCACGTCCACGCAGAAGCCACGCAGGGCCGCTCCCGGGACGCCGGCAATAAGGCGAACCAGGAACAAGGCGCGCGGGCCGCTGTAGGGGCTGTACGCGGGTCTGAGGCCGATTCCCTGATTCCTGGCTTGGCAACGCTGCAATGAGGATACGGGAGCCACGCGGCCCCGGTCCCAAGAAGCCTACCGCAGTCCTCACCCGGGGAGAACGCGTCATTGCGTTCTGCGAGAAGTTCCTACGGGTTCCCGAGGGCGCGCTAGTCGGTCAGCCGATCCGGTTCGAGGAGTTCCAGCGGGAATTTATCCTAGCGATCTACGACAATCCGCACGGCACGCGGCGGGCTATCTTGTCCATTGCTCGGAAGAACGGCAAGAGCGCTGTTATCGCGTGTATCTTGCTCGCACACCTCATCGGGCCTGAGGCCAAGCTAAACAGTCAGATCGTCTCCGGCGCAATGTCGCGGGATCAAGCCGCCCTGGTGTTCAACCTCGCGGCGAAAATGGTTCAGCTCTCGCCCGAGATTAGCCCGCTCATCAAGATCAACCCCAGCGGTAAGAAGCTCACGGGCCTCCCTCTCAACGTCGAATACAAGGCCCTGTCCGCAGAGGCCAAGACGACGCACGGGCTTTCCCCAGTTCTCGCGATCCTGGACGAGATTGGACAGATTCGCGGCCCGCAAGACGACTTTATCGACGCGGTTACGACCTCGCAGGGTGCTCACGCTGAGCCGCTTCTAGTCGCTATCTCGACGCAGGCCGCGACGGATGCGGACTTGCTCTCCATCTGGATCGATGACGCGCTTAAGTCGAACGACCCGCACATCGTATGTCGGCTGTACGCAGCTCCCCAAGATGCCAGCCTTATGGATCGGGAGGGCTGGGCCAAGGCTAACCCCGCTCTCGGGGTGTTCCGCAGCCTCAAGGACGTAGAGGAGCAGGCCAAGCAGGCGGCCCGCATGCCGTCGATGGAAAACACGTTCCGAAACCTCATCCTCAATCAGCGGGTGTCTACGGTTGCTCCGTTCGTCTCTCGGGACGTGTGGCTAGCGAACCAGGGCGAGCCGTTCGAGTTTGATGCGGACACGCAGGTATTCGGCGGCCTGGACCTATCGGCCCGCGCGGACTTGACGGCGTTTGTTCTCATCGGTCGGGTTAGCGGGAAGTGGCGAGCACGTGTGTTCTTCTGGACTCCAGCAGAAGGGATCAAGGACCGCGCCAAGCGAGACCGGAGCCCGTATGACGTGTGGGCGGAGCAGGGCTATTTACGCACTACCCCGGGCCGCACCGTGGACTACGAGCACGTAGCCCGGGACATTCTCGAAATCTGCGACGGCTTGAACCTCCATAGCATCGCATACGACCGTTGGCGTATTGACCTTCTCAAAAAGGAGTTCAAGGACCTTGGTATAGACGCGGAAACGTCCGCGAAGGATGGCGGAAAGTTGCCCCTAGTCCCTCACGGGCAGGGCTACAAGGACTTTTCCCCGGCTCTCGATGCACTGGAATCCGAGCTAGTTAATGCGCGGTGCGAGATTGAAGAAAACCCGGTGCTCACCATGTGCGCCGCGAACGCGGTTACGCAGAAAGACCCCAGCGGAAACAGAAAGCTCGACAAGAGCAAAGCGACCGGCCGTATCGACGGACTGGTAGCCCTGACTATGGCTTTCGGCGCAACGGTAATAGCTGCGGGCGATCTTGAACCGGAGAAGCAATTTCAATTCATGGTCTTTTAGGACTACTACCACAAATGATTACGAAAGCGTTCAGCGCGCTCGTTATCAAGAGCATTGACGAGGAACAGCGGATCGTAGAGGGCATCGCCACTACCCCGACACTCGACAGGGTAAAGGACAGCATTAAGCCGGAAGGCATGCGCTACGCCAAAGAAATCCCCCTGCTCTTGAATCACAAGCCGGACCAGCCGGTTGGAAATGTATCGCTTGGTAAAGCAACCTCGAAGGGGATTCCGTTCCGCGCCCAGATCGCCAAGGTGGATGAGCCGGGCATCGTCAAGGACCGCACTGACGAGGCATGGCATAGCGTAAAGGCGAAGCTCATGAAAGGCGTGTCTATCGGGTTCATTCCCGACGACTACGAGCCAAATAAGGCCGGCGGCCTCGACTTCACGAGCGCGGAGATTCACGAGCTTAGTCTCGTAACCATCCCATGCAACCCCGAGGCGGTTATTACCGCATTCAAGTCACTCGCTGAGGCTGACGCGCAAGCGTCGGCGGCAGTACCGGACGAACCTACCGCATCCAACGGGGAAGAAGTGGCCCCGGCAACCCACCGAATTGACGAGGCGGCCGTGGCTGCTCGCTTCGCAGCTCGCAAAGCTCTACTTCTCTCCCTCAAATAATTAGGAATACACATGAAGCTTTCGGAACTTATCAAACTGGCTCAAGCAAAAATGCTGGTCCTGTCGGACGAACGCGCTACCATCGTCGGCAAGGGTGACGCGATGACGGACGAGGATGTTTCGCGCGGCCTCGCAATTGCGACGGAAATCAAGGCGCTTGAAGACCGTGTAACACTGCTTAAGGGCCAAGAGGCCGCCGAGGCTGCGGCAGCGGTGGCAGTCCCGGCCGTTGCGCCGGCCGCTCCGGTTGTCTCGCCCACGTCGGCTGTTTCGGTTACGCCGAACACGCAAAAGGGTTCGGCTTTCGTCCGTACTGCGATGGTGCTCGCCAAGGCTAAGGGTAACCTCGCCCTCGCTGAATCGCTCGCAGAAAAGCACTTCAAGGACGATGCGGTTGTAAATGGCATCGTTAAAGCGGCCGTGTCGGCGGGTACTACGCAGGTTGCTGCGTGGGCCGGTAACCTCATCTACCCGGAGCAGTACGCCGGCGACTTCATCGAGCTTCTGTACCCGCAAACGGTGCTGGGCCGCCTGTCCCTCCGCAAGGTCCCGTTCAACGTTCGCATTTCTAGCCAAACGCAAGGTACGGCCGTTGGCTGGGTTGGTGAGGCTCAGCCGGCTCCGGTTACGTCGGCAGGCTTCGATAAGGTGTTCCTTACGTGGGCCAAGGCGTACGGTATCGCCGTTATGTCGGACGAGCTTATCCGTTTCTCGAATCCGGCAGCAGAGGCACTTGTGCAGGCCGACCTCGTTAAGGCACTCGCGAAGGGTCTTGACCTGTCTTTCCTGGGTACGCAAGCCGCCGTCGCGAACGTTTCGCCGGCCGGTATGCTCAACGGCGTTACGGCGGTTCCGGCATCGGGCACGGATGCGCTTAGCCTGATTAAGGATATTCAGTCGCTTGTGGCCCCGCTGATTGCCGCAAACATCGACCTTACGGGTGCAAAGCTGCTCATGTCGCCGGCTCGCGCCCTGGCTATCGGCTCGATGCGTAATTCGCTGGGTAACAAGTATTTCCCGGATATGTCGCAAGCAGGCGGCACCCTGGAAAACTTCCCCGTCATCACGTCGAACAACGTGAGCGGTACGGCAATCGTTCTGCTGGTTCCGGACGAAATTTACCTGTCGGAAGACGCAGGCCCGCAGATCGACATTAGCACTGAGGCGTCGATCATCATGGACACCAACCCGGCCGGTGCCGGCACAGTTCAACCGGTCTCGATGTTCCAAAACAACGAGGTTGCTATCCGGATCGGCCAGTTTATCAACTGGCAAGCACGCCGTCCGGGCCTCTGCGCTCAGTACATCAGCGGCGCTGCATACGCCTAATCCTACGTAGTTCTAACCTATCTGTCACCCTCCTTCGCAAGAGGGTGACAGTCTACCTCTTGGAGTGCCTATACATGGCTACAACAATGATCCGCGTTCGGGCACTGCAAAAGTTAGACCTTGTGCGTCGGTACGAACCCGGCGAAGAATTCGAAGTTGAACTAGAAACCGCAAAGCTACTTGCCCGACTCGAACTAGTTGAGTCAGCAACTAAACCGGCTAAGCGTAGAACGACGCGGGAGGAATAATTGGGTTTCTTCTCGACCCTAAAGCGGTTTAACCCGCTCTCCCCGCGCAAGCGCCCTGCCGGTTCGATTGGTGCGTCGTTTGTCGGCGCACCCGGGGGCGGCAATTACATTCGCGAGCCATTTACAGGCGCGTGGCAGCAGAACGCGAACCTTACGACGCGCGACGGCATGCTGGCGTCTTCTGCGGTTTACGCGTGTATCGACCTCATTAGCTCCGACGTTTCGAAGCTCCGTATCAAGTACGTAAAGCTCGTCTCAGGCGTGTGGCAGGAGTCTACGGCCCCTCGGTACACGAAGCTGATGCGCCGCCCGAATCACTATCAGACGCGCGCACAATTCATCAAGGCGTGGGTAAGCTCTAAGCTCGCATGGGGTAACGCCTACGTGCTGCTGACTCGTAACGTTCAAGGCGTCGTAATCAGTATGGACGTACTGAACCCGAAGTACGTAATCCCCCTGGTGTCTCCGAGTGGTGATGTGTTCTACCAATGCACCATGTCACCACTGATGGTCTCCCCTATGGAGGCCGCCGTATTCCCGGCCCGGGACATTATCCATGATCGCTGCATTACGTCTTGGCACCCACTCATCGGCGTATCCCCGATCAACGCGTGTGTCGCGTCCGCGACGCTCGCGAACGCGATCACGAACAACAGTGCGGCGTTCTTCTCGAATAGCGCCCGCCCGTCAGGCTTTCTCACCGCGCCCGGGGCAATCTCGGACGCTACCGCAACACGCCTTAAGGCGACGCTCGAAAACAACTATTCGGGTGCCGGCGTAGGTAAGACACTCGTAGGCGGAGACGGCTTGACGTACGAGCCTATGACTATGAGCGGCAGCGACGCGCAGACCATTGAGCAACTCAAGTGGACTGCGGAAGACGTGGCCCGGTGTTTCCACGTACCCGGCCATAAGATCGGCCTGGATACTGGCGCACGCGCGGCCAACACCTCAGCTCTCTACGAGTCGATTTATTACTCGGACTGTCTGCAAGCATACCTTGAGGCTATCGAGGAACTTTTAGACGAACAGCTTGGCATTCCGGACGACTCCGGATTGCGCTTCGATACTAGCGGCCTGATGCGTATGGATGAGGCGGCAATGCTCACGGCTAACGCCCAGTCCGTTGGCGCGGGGATCATGACCCCGAATGAGGCACGCGCACGCCAGGGCCTAGCGCCGAAGACCGGCGGCGACACGCCGTACATGCAGCAGCAGAATTACGCGCTCTCCGCCCTCGCTGAACGCGACAAGGAGAATCCACTGTCTCCGTCAACGCAAGCCAACAGCGGCGGCTCTCAGCAGCCTGACGAGCAATCCGCGACCGACGAGGAAGAGGAGGATACGGAGAATGAGTAGCCCGGTAATCATCACGCTACAGAACGCTAAAGACCAACTGCGGATCACGGATACCGACTCAGACGAGTACCTTACGTCCATCGGTATCCCCGCAGCACAAGAAATTGTCGCGTCCTATCTCAAGTGGGGCGACCCCTGGCCGTACGACGGGGTAGCTACTCCCTTTCCCTCCCGCATCGTGTCCGCGACTCTCCTCGTCCTCTCCTCTCTCTACGAGGACCGCGAAGGCGATAACGACCCCATCGGCCCCGCCGTTGTTTCAATTCTTACGCGGGATCGGGACCCGTGCCTGAAATAAGGATACCGAATGAACTATTACGCGCTCGGCCTGTTTTACAGGGCCGGCATGAGCCAAGCCGCGCGCTCGGCCGCTGTCGCGTCTGCTGTCCCGAATGAGGGGACAAGCATGGGCGCAACGGTACGCATCGTAGTAACTGCTCCAGCAGCCAACTTTACCGGTGCAATTGCGGGTAACACCCTTACCGTAATCGGCAACGATCCTAACCTGTCGGTCGGACAGACCGTAACCGGTACAGGTGTAGCAGCTAACACCAATGTAGCCGCCGTCCTCGGTGGCGGCCAGTACACGGTAGGCGGCGCTCCTCAGACTGTCGCGAGTGAATCCATGTCCGCAGCCGCAGCCGGCGTAACGCTGAACATGCGGCCGGACCAATACCTTGACTTCCTGTCCGGATTCCAGGCGCACTAAGCATGAAGCGTGCTCGCGCTACGCAGGGCCGCACCCGGCGCGGGCTGCGTGCAGGTCCCCTCAATAACAAAGCATCCCTCCAGCGGCGCACGGCAGGCGTAGACGCGCTCGGCCAGCCTCTTGAGACTTGGGTGGAATACGCCTCCGTATGGTGTGCCGTCCTCCAGCTCACGGGCAAGGAGAAGGTCGTAGGCGGTACGCAAGTAGGCGGAGGCCGTGCATCCATCCGCATCCGCTACCGCACTGACGTGCAGAACCAGGACCGGGCGGTTGTACAAGGCCAAGTATTCAATATCGCCGTGCCCCTCCCCGACGTTTCGAGCCGCACATACACGGACCTCGTATGCACCGAAGACGCTAACCTGGGGTAACGCATGGCAACGGCCGAATCGATCATTTACGGCGCGCTCAAGACGCTAGCCGCCGGGAACGTCTTCCCCGACGTGGCCCCGGCCGGCTTTCAACTCACTGGCAATCCGTGGATCACCTATCAGGCAGTCGGCGGGAACGTCTACGCAACGCTAGACGGAAACACGCCGGTAACGCGCAACGCACGCGTACAGGTAGCCGTATGGGCGCATACACGCCTCGCGGCGGCCGACCTAATGGAACAAGTGTTCCGGTCCCTCGCTAACTCGACTGTCCTGGCCGTGCCTATTGGCGCGCCGGTAAGCGTATTCGAATCTGAAACGCTTCTGTACGGGTCACGCATGGATTTTTCTGTGACTTATAGTTAAGGATTCCTGAATGACAACTCCCTTGTTTGTAAACACTGCGCAAACGTCGCAGGGCACGACCATCGCATTTAGCCCGTCGTCGGCTAACTTCACAGGCGCAATCGCCGGAAACACGCTCACGGTTAGCGCGGTTGCATCCGGCGCGCTCGCTGTAGGACAGACCGTAACGGGTACGGGCGTCACGGCCGGCACTACTATTACGGCCCTAGGCACGGGTACGGGCGGTAATGGTACGTACACGGTAAGCACGTCGCAGACGGTATCGAGTGGCGCGCTCACGGCGACTCAAGCGGCGCAGACGATTACCAACGTTAATGACATTTCCGGCTTTGACGGTAAGGCTACTAAGATCGATGTGACGACCTTAAGCTCTACCGCTAAGGAGCATATCGTCGGTCTGCAAGACTGGGGTCAAGTCACGCTTGCAACGAACATCAACCTACGGGACGCGACGCACGCGGCCCTCCTCGCCGCGAAGAAGTCGGGTGCACTGCAAAGCTTCACGGTAACGCTCTCGACCGGATCGACGATCCAGTTTTACGCGTACGTGTCGGCGTTCCCGATCGCCGCAAAAATCGACAGTGTGTACAAGGGTAACATCGTCCTCGAAATCACTGGCGACATTACGGTTACGCCGTAACTCCCATCGGCGGCCCAAGGGCCGCCTTTTAATCGAACCAATATAACGGGTAACACGAATGGATAAGAACGAACTTTTCTCGCGCATCAAGGCAGATGTTAAGGATATCGAAGTTAAGGCGGTTGGCGCGTTCCTCAAGTTTCAAGTGCTGACAGGTAAGGCTCGTGATGAATTTCACGCGACCGTAAGCGCGGGTGACAAGTCGGCGTCTTTCTTCGAGGCCGCAATTGTGGCGGCTACCGTGCTCACGGATACGGGCGAAAAAATGCTCAGTCCGGAAGACGTTGAGGCATTGCGCGAGAGTCGTGCAGATGCTGTTACCGAAATGGCCCAAGCCGCAATGACCCTCAACAAGATTGGGACGGCCGCTGAGGAAGAAGCAGCAAAAAACTAAGAGCGCAGCCGGAGCGGCGTATGTGGTTCCGGCTTGCGCTAAAGATGGGCCGCACGGTAGCTGAGCTACAACAGTCTATGTCGTCAGCGGAGTTTGGCGAGTGGATCGCGTTCTATTCAATCGAGCCGTTCGGGGACCGAATCGCGGATATGCGTGCGGGAACTATTGCAGCCGTAACGGCGAACGCGTCCCGCGCGCTCGATAGCGATCCATACACACCTATCCAGTTCGTTCCGTGGGCGCAAGAGCCCGAGCCGGAAGCAACCCAATTGAACGATACGAGGGTTGCGGCGGCGTTCGGCATCAACCTATCGGAGCTAAAGAAAGGTGGGAAGCAAATCATCATTCGACGTGGACAATCCCCGCGCGCTAACTGATCTATTCAAGGAACTAGAAGACCCGGAGCGCATGGAGTCTGCGCTGCGTAAAGGCGCTGCGGAAGCAGCAACGATCTTTAAGCGGGAAATTGCCCTACGCGCCCCTGTACGTCACGGCTACCTCAAGAACAGCGTTTCTGTAGCGCACGTTCCTGAGGAATCCGTAAAAGGAAAGGTTGCGACTTACGAAACCGTGTTCGTAGGCACGGCCCCTAGCCAACCCAATGGTAAGCCCGGCATGCGTAATTCCGACGTTGCGCGCTGGGACGAATTCGGTACGTCAAAGCAAGCGGCGGAGCCTTTCGTGCGTCCGTCGTTTGACGCAAGGAAGGAAGAAGCGGCGGAAGCGTGCGCAGAGAAAATTCTGGAGGTTTTGACCGATGGTGGACAAAACAGTTAACGTCAAGGTCGCCGCCGACGCAACTAGCTTTAATGCTGCGTTGGATAGCGCACGCGACCGTATCACGAAGTATGCGGAGCAGACAGGTCGCACGAAGGAAGTTCTAGGTACGTTCCAGCAGGCTCTTGACGAGTCCGGCGCGGCAACTGCTAAGCAGGTTCAACAGATCGCCAAGGCGACCATGCAACTCGACCGCATGGCGCAGACGGCAGGTAAGACCCAGGCGGAGTTAGCCTCGCTCCGAGCGCAGCAGCTCGGGGCCGGTCAAGCCTTCAGCACATACACAAAGTCTATTGCGGACGCGACGAGCCATACGCACGAGTTCTCCGCAGCGATGTTGAAGAACAAAGGCGTACAGCGCGAAATGCTCGTTCTCATGCACGAGCTTTCCCAAGGCAACTATAAAGCGTTCGGCGGATCGATGCTCGTCATGGGCGAGCGGACTGGATTCGACCTCACTAAGCTCTTTGCTGGCCCCGCTCTTGCGGCTACCGCGCTAGCCGCCGCTGTCGCCCTGACGGCGACCGTTGTGCACCACGTGGCAAAGGAGCTTGAGGATTACGGTAAGCAATACGTAACGCTCTCCCAGCAAACCGGCGTCAGCATGCAGGCGCTACAACAGTGGGCGTACGTGACGGAATCGGCCGGCCTCCCCGTCAAGGAGGCCGCCAAGTCTCTGGACTTGTTCGAACAGGCACAGAACAAAGCCCTTCACGGTAACAAAATGGCGGCGACGGCGTTCACCGCTATGGGTATCTCCATGCAGCAGCTTAAGGAGCTTTCGCCGCATGACGCCCTGCTTGCCGTAGCCGACGCCTTCGCTCAGGCAAAGGACGGCGCGGCAAAGGCTGCTATCGCGCAAGAGCTTTTCGGCCAGTCTGGAGAGCAACTTATTCCGACACTCAACCGGGGAGCTTCCGGTATTCGGGACCTGGAGAATGAGGCGTCGCGCCTCGGCGGCGTCCTGTCCGACGAGACGAACAAACGACTAGCCGAGCTTAAGGAGCACACGGAACAGGCTCACGCCCGCTGGGAGGCGATGTCACGTGGCGCTAAGGCTCAGCTCATCCCGGCAATTGAGGCAGTAACCGGCGCGCTGTCGGATAACGCCTCAATGAAACCCGTTCTAGAAGACTTCTATTCCGGGGTGCTTGCTGTTTTCCGCAGTGTCGTCACCGCTGCGTACGGCGTCTACACCGCGTTTAAGCAGGTAGGCGACGGCATCAATATGCTGTCCCTGGCGGCGAACCATTTAGGCCAAGGTAATTTTAGCGCGGTCGTTGACGACTTCAAGGGCGGCTTTAAGGCAATTGAGGACGACGGTAACAAGTTCGTAGGCTTTTATACAAAGCTGTGGTCAGACGTAGCGGCGGCCCACGAAGGGGCCGAAAAGTCGGCCCCTAAGAAACAGCTCAGCTACGCCAAAATGCGGCAGGGTTCCGGGCACGGTAACGAGAATGCACTGAACGGCCAAATTGCGCAGTACCAGACACAGCTCAAGCAAATCGAGCGGTCCCGACAAGAATCGTTGCAGGCGGCTAAGGCCGACTTTGACACGGGCGCGCTCACGTACCAGGACTATTACGCGAAGGTAGTCCAGATCAACACGGAAGCGTACGGCAAAGAGGAAGAGGTACAAGCCAAGCGTATCGAGCTTGCGAAGCAAAAGAAGAACGTAGCAGCAGCGCAGACGGCTCAACAAGAGTTGGATCGGATCGAGCACGAGCACGTAAAGGCAATCGCGGCGGCTACTACAGCGATCACGAAAGAGTACGAGAAGCGCGAAAAGTCCTTCGATAAGTTCCAAACGAAGCAGGCGGAAAGCACCCGCAAGATGCAGATTGCGGACACATATGTCAATGCTTCGCAGTTCATGAGTAAGGACCAAACGCGGGACTACGCGGAGCGTACGAAACTGTACGAGAAATACGAGCAAGACAAGCAGGCTATCCGCGATCAGTACCCCGACGAGGCAGACGCAAAAGAACGCGACAGGCGCTTACAGGTAGTCCAGCAGACGTACACGGACCAGCTCGCAGAGTACGAGGCATACGAGCGGCAACGCAATCAAATCCGCAATTCGTATAGCGATCAAATGAGCATCGCCATTACGAGCCTCACGGCCAACGGCAAAACTAACGCGGAGGCGTTCGCTGGCGGATTTACCCAGGCGTTCGGGCAGGTTCAGAGCGCAATGGACAAGTTCGTCACCACGGGCAAGCTCAATATGGCCGATCTTACGGCGTCCATCCTCGCGGACTTCGCAAAGATCGCGGCTAATCAGGCGTTCTCCTCCCTGGTGGGTATCGGTATGGGTGCACTCGGCCTCGGTGCGTCAGCAGGATCAGCACCGGCGAGCTTCGCCGGGGCCTTCCACCTCGCGGATGGCGGCCACGTCACGGGTGCAGGCACCGGTACTAGCGACAGCATTCCCGCGATGCTCTCTAACGGGGAATTCGTCGTCAACGCTGCGAGCACCTCTCGGTATCGCGGCCTGCTGGAATCCATCAACCGAGGCCAAATGTCCCACTTCGCTACTGGCGGGTACGTGGGTTCCGGCGGCGGAGGTTCCAGCGGTTCCGGCGGCGGGGGCGATGTACACATGCACGTCCAGGGCGGTGGCGGCTGGTCTGCCGAAGACCTCAAGGCGATGCAGGCGCATATGCAGGCTTTCGTAGACAGGCGTATGTCGCAGAACATGCGAGGCCAAGGCGGCTATGCATCGCAGATTAAGTACGGACAAATCTAAGGAGTACTGCTCATGACGACTCCCATTTTTACGTGGGTCCCCCTGGCTAATCCCAAGGGGTCTACGAAGTTCTCCGTACGTACTGCGCAGTTTGGTGACGGTTATCGGCAGGACGTAGCGGACGGCATCAATAACAAGGTCGATTCGTGGCCGCTCGTATTCACGGGCCGGAGCGCAACTATCGCACCCATCAAGGCGTTTCTTGACGGCCTACAAGGCTACCAGTCCTTTTACTGGACACCGCCGCTACGGCCGCAGGGTTTATTCAAATGCGCGCAGTACGCGGTAACTCCCGTAGAGGGTGACATTTACACGCTTGAGGCGTCGTTTCAGGAGTCGTTTAACTAATGACGGTACTACAACAGATTAACCAAGGCACGGCGGCGGCGAACGGGAGCGACGGAGATACCGTACGTTCTGCATTCACGAAGGTGAATGCAAACACTGCCGCCATCGCCGCAGCAGTCCCAATGGATTACATGGTGCTCGGAGACAACACCGTAATCCAGCCTAATCAAGCGGGTACTAGGTTCGTACTGTCTATGCCTGCCGGAAAAACGGTAACGATGCCACTTGCGTCCGCTGCGGGACTACGCGCTACCGTATCACTGACTAATTTGTCTGCCTCCGTAAACGTTGCTTTTCAGGGTAACGACAGCTCTCAAATAGTTCAACTGAACCAGGGTGACGCGGTTATGTACATGTCGGACGGCGCAGGATACTGGCATGTACAGACGCGCGGGAAAATTCTCCCTGACGAAGTCGTAACGGGGAACCTTGCGGTAAACGGCAAGGTTCGCGGAGTCAATCGTCCCAATATGCTTAACAACGGCTCCGCTGAATTTGGCAATCGAGTGGCCGGCCTCTCCGGCGGTTGGATTTCCGCGTACACGGGTTCAGGTGGGGACGGCACGTACTATTCAAACTCGTCCACCATTACGTCGTCCTCGTACGCAGGCACTACACAACAGCCCTGTATTCCGGGGGCCACATATTGCCTATCCGGAGAAATTTTCACGGCCAGCGTATCCGCCGGGTTCGTATGGATGCGGCTGGTATTCCTCGACTCCGCAAATAATGTATTGGGTACGTTGGCGCAAGTCTCCGTACCGAACGGAAAAAGCTGGACTTTCGCGTACTCCTCGGCCGCCGCCCCCGCAAACTCTGCGACTATGTACATGCAACTAGGTGTAGAGAATAGCCCAAACGTTCCGGTCGGCGGATTGGCGTACCGGCGGATCAAGATTGAGGGGGGTAGCGTTCCGTCGACCTACTCACAAGAGGCAAGTATTGCTTACCTACAGTCCGCGTCCGTCGGGGCCGGTGCCTCCGTGTATAGCGACGTAACGGCGTCCCGTACCGTGGGAACCGTGTACACGAATAGCGCCCCGCGCCCCCTGTTTATTAGCGTTGAACTTCAGATGCCGGCGACTCAAAATGCGGCGGCAGTTATCAGAATAAACGGCAATGAAATCGGCGTAATGTACAACCAATCAGGTGCCGGCGGTTTATTCGGGACCCTATGCGGAGTAGTTCCTCCGGGTGCAACGTATCAAATTGCAAACGCGAGTGGGACGTTTACCTTGTCTAAATGGTGTGAGTATTAATCATGAAAAGTTATATCGACACTAAAACGAGTCAGGTATACGCCTTTGAAGACGACGTAATTGTAGACGAAACAAACGGCGTATACACGTTTACCGCCGTACATGGTACGCCGCTAAACGTTCCGGACACTCTCCAACCGTACGAGCCTCCTGAGCCCTCCTCGGCCGAGCTAGTCGATGCAGCTAAGGCTATCCAACTTGCGCGCGTTGCGACGGCCTACCAAGCGGCTATGTCATCGAACGTAAGCTACACAAACGTTTCCGGAACGTCCGCAGAGTATCAAGCAGACGAGATTAGCGTAGCTCGCCTGTCCCGCGCAGTGCTGGCCTATTTGGTAACTCAGAAGACCCCTAGCGGGTTCTATTGGATCGCCGCAGACAACACGCAAGTACCTTTTTCCTACGCCGACCTTCAAGGGCTCGCGGCGGCGTTAGGGGTGCAGTCTGAGGCCGCATTCATCAAGTTCCAGGACCTCAAAGCAAAGGTCAACGCGGCTACTACCGTTGACGAGGTGGCCGCAGTTACGTGGGAGGCCGATTGACGATAACAGCAGACGTTCAACTCCTTTCTCCTGGTGCACTTATTGAGTTGTACGAATTTGATACCGCGTCGCTTGGCGGCGAGGTTATGAGGTTCCATGCTCATTTGCAAGCCGGAGTAATCACGTGGCAGGGTGTCCAGTACTCGCCCTGGCCTATCGTCGCCCAGGGATTCGAACGTACGGGAGGTGCTACGCAGCCCGCGCCCACGCTTACCGTGTCGAACCTCGACGGCTCCATCTCCGCCCTGTGTCTGCTCTTGGGTGATTGCGTTGGGGGCCAGATTCGCCGCCATCGGACACTATCGAAGTACCTGGACGGCCAACCCGGCGCGGACCCCTCGGCGGAGATGCCCGTAGAGGTTTGGTACGTAGAGCAGAAGACTGGGGAGGACAACACGGCCGTTGAGTTCACGCTCTCCAGCGTCCTGGATTTTTCCGGTCGGCAACTCCCTAACCGTCAAGTGATCGCGCATCTCTGCCCCGCCGAATGGGTGTATCGCGGCCCTATCTGCGGATACCGGGGCACGGCGTATTTCGACGCCAATAACAACCCCGTCACGGACCCGACTAAGGACGTGTGCGGCCGCCGGCTGAGTTCGTGTACATGCAGATTCGGGGCTAACAACCCTCTCCCGTTCGGTGGCTTTCCGGCGGCGGGTACTGCGGGCACGCTGTAATGCTCACGGACGCAATCAAGGCCGCCATCGCCTACCACGCGCTAGCGGCCTACCCTCAAGAATGCTGCGGGCTCATCGCGGGCGGGAAGTACTGGCCGTGCAGGAACATCGCAGCGTTGCCAACGCGGGACTTCGAGATGGACCCGGCGACCTACGCGCTCGTAGAGGATCAGGCCGCTATCGAGGCTATTGTGCACTCCCATCCGGGGGCGTCGGAGAAGCCCTCAGAGGCCGACCTCGACGCGTGTGAGGCGTCGGGTTTGCCTTGGGTGATCGTGTCCTTAGGCGGCCAGCTAGACGGCTCGGTAGCTATCGAAAAGTGGTACGAGTTCGCCCCCTCGGGATATTCCGCGCCTCTCATCGGTTGCCCGTTCTCTCACGGTACAAACGACTGCTACGGGCTTATTCGTCGTTACTACTGGCAGGTGTATGGGGTCAAGCTCCCGAACTTCTACCGGGCTAACAACTGGTGGGACGACGGGCACTCCGACTTGTATACGGAAGGCTTCCCTAAAGCCGGTTTCGTTGCGCAGCCCCGGGACACAACCCCGCTTCCTGGTGACGTACTGCTTATGCGTATTCAGTCGCGTAACAACGTCCCAAACCATGCAGCCGTGTACGTAGGCGGCGACACCATCTTGCACCACACATACGGCGCGCTCTCCCGTGAGGATTTGTACGCGCGCTATGCGCCGTACGTTACGCACGTTCTTAGATACAAGGAGGACCTTTGCAGGAAAGAGTTAGAACAATCCGCCTGTACGGATACCTCGGGACAAAGTTCGGCCGCGAGCATCGGTATGTAATTAGCTCGGCCGGGGACGCAATCCGCGCGCTAATCGCGATGGTCCCAGGGTTCGAAAGAGAATTGATGACGAGTCAGGATCGGGGCGTTAAGTACGCGGTATTCGCGGGAAAGAGGAACCTTACGGAGTCGCAGCTAGCGCACCCGAGCGGGAGTGACGATATCCGCATCGCCCCTATCCTGGCCGGCTCTAAAAGTGGTTTCTTCTCGGTAATCGCGGGTATCGCGCTCGTCGTCGGCGCGGTTGCAATGGGTCCTATCGGCGTGGGCTGGCTATCCAGCACGGTCGCGATGGGTATCGGCATGGTCGGTGTATCCCTCGCACTCGGCGGCCTCGCGCAGCTCATCAGCCCGCAGCAGGCGACACAACAAAAAAGCCTCCAGTCCTACAACTTCAACGGCGCGGAGAACACCGCGTATCAGGGTGGCCCCGTCCCCCTTCTCTACGGTC